ACAGTTTACGGCAATACCACAACCATCAATTCAAACACAATTACCACCAATGATCTCAACATCACTGTTGGTAACAATCAAAACACAGGTGCCGCACTGAACAATGCTGGTCTAGATGTTGGTAACAACAATCTGGCCACCTGGAGATTCAACAACACCACCACAAGTTGGCAAAGTAATATTGCTGTCACACCCGCAGCCAACGCCACTTTGGCTTTTGGTGGCACCAGTAACTATTGGGGCACAGCCTATTTGAATGCCGCACAGATTGCAACCACAGCCAGTGCGGTGGGCAATGTCACAGGCGGTAACTTGCTGACAGGTGGCTTAGTATCTGCCACAGCCAATGTAACTGGTGGTAATTTATTGACTGCTGGATTGATATCAGCCACTAGTACAATCACCAGTGCAGCCAACATAACAGGTGGCAACTTGTTAACAGGTGGCTTAGTATCTGCCACAGCCAATGTAACAGGTGGTAATTTATTGACTGCCGGATTGATATCAGCCACTGGCAACATACAAGGTGGTAACTTGCTCACTGGTGGCCTAATCAGTGCCACATCAACAATCACAAGTGCAGCCAACGTCACAGGTGGTAATGTCTTAACTGGCGGACTTGTTAGTGCCACAGGTACTATCACAGGTACAAGTCATTTGGGTGCAGTTGTTTCAGTAACAGCCAACATAACAGGTGGAAACATCTTAACTGGTGGATTAGTATCCGCAACTGGTAATATTGCTGGCAATGTGTTTATCGGTAACGGAAGTCAATTGACTGGGATCACTTCGAGTTATGGCAACGCCAATGTTGTGGCTAACTTGGCTGCTTTGGGATCAAATCCAGTGAGTACAACAGGTAATGTAACTGGTGGTAATTTATTATTTGGATCAGGTATCGCTAGTGGCACAGGTAACATAACCGGTGGTAATTTATTATTTGGATCAGGTATCGCTAGTGGCACAGGTAACATAACCGGTGGTAATCTATTGACAAGTGGACTGATTAGTGCCACTGGTACCATAACTGGTACAAGCCACCTGGGCGCTGTTGTTTCGGTTACTGGCAACATCACTGGTGGCAACATTTTAAATAATGGTTTAATTTCCAGTACTGGTAATAGCACAGCAGCCAATTATCTAACAGGTGGATTGATATCAGCCACAGGCACAGTAACTGGCTCATCGTTTAGTGGTGCTGGTACTGGATTGACTGGAACAGCGGCATCATTAACTGTGGGTACAGCAACCACAGCAACAAGCGCAACCACTGCTGGAACGGTGACCACGGCCGCACAACCAAATATCACAAGTGTTGGTACGCTGACTGCATTAACTGTTAGTGGCAATGCCACCGGTGGCAACATCTTGACTGCTGGACAAATTTCAGCAACTGGCAACATCACTGCTAATTATTATGTTGGAAATGGTGCGTTTTTAACCGGACTCAGCGCAGGCACCAGCAACGGTATCAGTAATGGTGCCACTAGTATCAGCATTCCTGTTGCTTCAGGTAACATTTCCATGAGTGTGGCTGGACAGTCAAACACTGTGGTTATTAACCTGGGCAGTTTTACCATGTACGGCACATTTGCAGGGCCAAAATCACTGGCCGCTAATGTATCTGTAGCAAATGCAGTGAATGCACTGTTATTGGGTCCAGTTACAATTGCAACTGGCTACAACATCACAGTGCCTGATGCATCAACACTATATGTTTACGCACCATAAATACAGCAAGGACTAATTGAGATGGCATTATCACTAGACGGCACAACAGGTATATCAGCAACAGGCAATATTATATCCAGCGGCGGTATTATTTCTGCAACTGGCAATATTTACGGCGGAAACATCATTGGTACCATTGCCCCGGCTGCTATTACTGTTTCTGGTAATGCCACTGTTGGCAACTTGTTAACTGCTGGATTTGTGTCAGCAACAGCCAACATAACAGGCGGCAACATCTTGACAGGTGGATTGATATCTGCAACCGGTAATATTTTTGCCGCTAATATCATAGTCACTGGAGGTTTTTACGACACTGGTGATCATCTAGTTACCAGCACTGCTGCCAACGCAAACATAGTTTTGACCCCAACTGGCACCGGCATTACACAAAACAATGGTGCATTCAGTGCCAGTGGCAACGTCACAGGCGGCAACGTTCTCACTGCTGGCATAATGAGTTCAACCGGTAACGCTATTCACGGCAACATGACAGTGTCAACTGGTACAATCACAGTGGGCAACATTGTGAATGCAAACGGTAATGCTGTGGGCAACATCGGCAGTTCAAGTGCTTATTTCAACACTATATTTGGCAAAGCAACCACAGCACAATATGCTGACGTGGCCGAACTATATTCAACAGAGGCTGAGTACACACCAGGAACTGTGCTGGTGTTTGGCGGCAACCAAGAAGTCACCATATCAACTGTATCTGCTGATCCAAGAGTGGCTGGTGTTGTATCTACTAATCCTGCTTACTTGATGAATAGCACACTTGATAGTGAACACAAGGTGGCAGTTGCGTTGACAGGCCGGGTACCAACTCGAGTAACAGGTACGGTGCGCAAAGGTGACATGATGGTCACAGCCAACAATGGCCATGCACAGGCCTGCGCTACTCCTGCCATGGGCACAGTAATTGGCAAAGCATTAGAAAACTTTGACGGAATTGGAATATCGGGTGTGATTGAGATTGTGGTTGGTAGACTATAAAGTCTGTTCTACCTGTTGAATCTTTTGTTGCACAGCATCGATATTCATGGTATTCCACAATCCAGGATGCATGGGTTTGGGCCAGGTGCCAGCATCAATCCAGGCATAACCCAGGTGTTCGTAGTTGAGTCTAGGCACAAACTCTGAGTCTACAACACAAATCCAGGTATGATATTCAAAAGCCAAATCGGCTGACGTAAACTTTTCCAATGGTATCAATCTCAAGTAGGTGGGGAAGAAACCCAGTTCTTCAATACACTCACGTTCCATCCCACCCAACAACGTTTCGCCCGTTTCGATCTTGCCACCCGGCAGGCCCCAGGCACCCGGATGCTTGACGTCGTTTCTCAAGAGATAAAGATAGCGTTTGGTGTCCCGACTGCGGAACCACACACCTACTGCCTTCAAAGCACTAGACTCCATGTACCTCCAACATAAACACCTTGATAACTCTTGACCCACTCAGTCCCAGTCCATTCGTATTGAACACCTGTGGTGATGTTTGTGACATATTGTACAGTTGCCGCTTGAGCCACGCTGTTGAAATTAATCCGCCAGTAGGTACCAACCCATTCAATAACATCGTTGGCTGATGCTATTAGTTGTTGTCCCACAGCACCCTGCCATGCTTCTGGTGGATATGTGTTGATGTTTGCGCCAGTGGCCTCGGTCAACAAATAACGTTGCCCCACAGCCGGTGCAGGCAATCCATAGTTGGGTCCAGAAATCAAGGGATCAATAATAGCAGTAATAGGATCCAGTGTGTTTTGTGGTGCTGTGTCTTGATCGATATCGTAAATTAACAATCGATCATCGTTGGGATTGATCACAATGGTACCCACAATTGTGGTACCATCCTCTTGATCCAGCCGTATTTGACTGATACCTGGACGTAGTACACCATAAGCACTGATCACAGCCGGCCACAACAGGCTACTGCCCGCTACAATTGCAGTGGGAGTCAAATTATCATTGGCACCATTTGGCACAATAGTACGACCCTGTAAGCATTGTATTTGGTTGCCAATTACCACAATTTCATAGTTCCACGGAGTGACAATGACTCTGGTGCCCAACAACAAGTCATTGTCTGTTACAGCATTGCTTAGATCACCTTGAGCATCGTACATGCTCATGATCACACGCTCTACCACACCCAGTTTCTTGACCTTGGCCGGACTTGAGATCCAAATTGGTAAACTAAATTTGATAGTGGCCATGTCAATGGGATTCTCTGTACCAATTGGCACAGTTCTTGAGGTCCATGTCACTGACTCTAGATCAACCACACTCAAACTGGTCCAGTCAATAAAGTTGTCTGTGCTTTGCACTTCCAAACTAGGGTTGAACAAGGTCAGTATCTGTTCCAACAACTGCATTTTTTGATTGGTATTGCTTGTCCAAATGTCCAAGGTAATTCCCAGTTTGTAAGGCACAGGCATCAAGCGTTCTACTGTAAATGCATTGCCTTGTGTGGTTTCAAATGAGTCAGTTTCGGTATCATAAGTGCGTTGACGCACATTGAGTTTGCTCACGTGATAAGGTTCTTGCATTCTAGGACGATCATAATCTAGACTCGACACATAAAAAGTCATAAGTGGCGAGGCTGGCATTGAGTTACGACTATTCTCTTGAATGATGACTTGTGCATTGCGACTAGCATCACCATATCGAACCGGCACACGAATCAAGGCAGCATTGTTCACACCATCTGTTTCGTTGCCATATTCAATTTGAAAGTTACTGACAATTCGTGTGAACTGCAATAAAAATCTGCGTATTTGTGCATCGTAGAAGAACATTTGACTCATGATTAACTCGATTTCTGGCCCGGTTGTGTATCAGGTGGCGTGTTAGGATCCAAGAAACCTTTCTGGTCTCCATTGTCTGCACGTGGTCGGAGTATCTGGCTGAGACTCTGACGTTGTGGAATATTACCAAGATCTGTTGTGGGCGTAGTGTATGTATTGTTCACAAAGCCTGACCGTAAAGTATCATTGGCAGGCCCGTTGTTGAGATTGGTTCGGACTTTGTCTTCAATTTTGATCCAACGTCGGCTGTCATAACGGAACAAACGATTGGGGAAGTAGTCCACTCGCAAACAGTAGTCGCCTGCAACTGCGCCCAGCGGGAATTGTACGCCTGAAGTAACTGGCAGTCCGTTTGGCGGTACACCATCGCCGGTCAAGTACCCTACAGTGTAGCCATCTGCTTTTGGTGTCACATTCATACCACCTTGTGTGCCGTCTACGGTGTCACCATTGATTGTGGTCAGGCTAGTAGGATTGGCTGGCTGTCCGTTGTCCAGAGTGGCCACAACGTAAAGAGGTTTGACATCGTATCCAGATGCTGGCACCTCCACGTCTGCTTGTGTGAGTATGGCATCATTGATTTGATTGTCTTTGGGACGAGTTGAGAACACTTCGCTTTGAGTAGGTGGAGTATACAGTTCCCAGTATTCGGTATTTGTAATTTCTGTACCAGCCGGAGTGTTCTGCCGGGCACGATAATACACGTCACCGTAATTAGTGACCCAGCCAGTGGGATAGAAGTTGCCGTTGTCCCAAATGTTCTCCGACACAACTGGTTTCTTGAGCACATCCTTGAACTCTTGATTGTTGGTCATTGGTGTGGCTTTCACACGCCAGGTATGTGGCAACCATGTTTGGCTCATGCCTTCTGTGGCATAGTCAGCATCTTGCACCACGTAGTATCTGGGCAAGGGCTGAGGAATGGCCTGGTTCAACGGATAGTAATCTTTCAAATTGGGCACTTCCAACACATCACCGTTCATGATCTTGCGTCCCATGCTGTCAATCATGTCGTTGAAGTGAAAAGTAATAAACAATGTATCATTGTTCAAAAACAAGCCAAATTGTGTTAGGTCAAAGTCAATGTCTTGATGATTGTAAACACCACGCATGACATACACATCTTGATCGTAGATTCTGTCACGGTTTTCCAGCAACAACAAGTCCTGAATGTTAAGTGGATCTAGTGTATCATACGTGGGTTGAGTAGCATCACCGTTGCCTGAAAAAGCCGAATCCTCGCCGCCAGTTTGCGGGCCCATGTACTTGTGCAGGAAAATATCCATCCCCCCAACAGTGTACATTTCGGAGATTGTGCGGTCCAAAAATTGGTAATCGCGGGTTCGGTTGGGTCTGTAAAGTGACAGTCTAGGCATAGTCAAGTATTTATGGGCGGTTGACCAATAAATCCCAAAGTGCTATAATTACTGTATTGCCACTAAAGGAGCCCAGATGAAACCCGTTAAACTGCTGAATCCCCGTAGTTCAGACACTAATGTCATGGGCGGGGAGCCGCCGTGGAAAACACAACCCACAGAAAACCGCATCAGTGCTCTGAGCAAAGCATTCTCTTGGTACAACTATTTTTACGGCAAAAAAGATGCTCGTGAAATGATTGTGAACTATTTAGAATCACAGGACCGTAAGGCAGATGTGCGTACATTGAAAAGTATTCCAGATTCAGCCATACGCTTGACCACAGGCTGGTTGTGCCGTATGAAGATGGTGGGTCTGGAGTTGAGTGAAACAGAACAAATCAAACTGGATAATTTGTTGAAAGAAATTTTATCTAGTAAACAAACAGAGCAAGTGGATGCTGAGCCGGTGGCAGACACACCTGCCCGGCCCAACATACAAGATCGCCTGAGAGAAAAAGTCGGCGAGTGTGCAGCCGAACTTGACGGCATGTTTGACGAATTCTTGATGTCTGGTGCTAAAATGTCAGCAGACTACAAGCCTATCATGGTCATACGTGGCATGAATGTGGTACCACAAATGATCGGTGAAATCTCCAATCGTTGGAAGCGCAAACTGGCAGAGTTTGAAGAAGCGGTGGAAGGACGAGACCCACTGCTGGTTGAGGCATACTCGTACCTGACCAAGATTCAATTGCGTAATTGTGTAAAGTTTTGCGAAGCAGTGATCAACGACTGTGGTGCTTATGTGCAGATCAAGAAAGTTGAACGCAAACCACGCAAGGTCAAAGCAGTACCCCCAGAAAAACGTGCGTCCAAGTTCAAATACATTGCAGAGTTTGCAGAACTCAAACTCAAAGGCCTGGCAGCCGCAAGTCTAGTAGATAAAGCCGAAGCCTGGTTGTACGATACTAAGAAACGCAAACTGATCCACCTTGTGGCAGACAGCCACACACAGGCATTTACTATCAAGAACAACAGCATAATTGGATACAGTACCGTAGAAACACTACAAAAAACTGTGCGCAAGCCAGCAGATGTTGTGAAAGCAATACAGGCCGCAGGCAAGCCAGCCGCTAGAAAGATCTACAAGGATTTGACCACTACTGAAACGCCTTGGAATGCCCGGGGCACCGAGAACTTGATCATACTCAAAGCCTGGTAAATAAGGGGGAACGGAGTTCCCCAATGGCTGAACAAAATACCTTACCTGAGTTAAAGCAAAACCTTATTGAGTATTGCAAATTAACCATGGGTGATCAAATTATTGATCTTGAACTAGACCCTGCACACTACGAAGCGGCATATCAACGTACACTAGGCGTCTATCGCCAACGTGCTCAGAACGCCTATGAAGAAGCCTATATTTTCATGGAGTTGATTCGGGATCTAAACATTTATACTTTGCCACAAGAAGTGCAAAGTGTACGACAAATATTTCGCAGAACATTTGGCGACTCAACAGGACCGTTTGCGTCAAACTTTGATCCATTTGCACAGGCAAGTATCAACGTTTACCTCATGAACTTCAACGTGGCAGGGGGCCTTGCCACATACGATTTCTACAGCCAGTACGTGGAACTTGCTGGCCGCATGTTTGGCGCATACATGAACTACACCTGGAATCCTGTGACCAAGAAACTACAGTTGATTCGGGATCCAAAAGGCACTGGCGAAAATGTGCTACTTTGGGTTTATCAAACCAAACCAGAAATACAGTTACTAAGTGACTACCAAATTCAGCAGTGGATCCGAGACTACATGGTTGGTGCCTGTAAAATGATCATTGGTGAAG